TATGATTCCTATTGAAAAATTAAAAATAGGGGATGTCGTATTGTCCTATGATGAAAATGATAATCCTGCTCCAAGTGTGATAATAAGAATGTCAAAACGTTGGACAACAGACATTATGTCTATCAATTCTGGATGGTCAAATGCTATAAGAATGACCCGAGATCATTTGGTTAAAACCCACAATGGATATATTAAAGCTGGAGAATTGACAACAGAAGATCAAGTTTTGCACGTTTGGAAATGTTCAATGACTCAAGAATCCAAAAAAGTTTCATCGGAACGAATGTCAAAACAAAACCCGATGAAGGATCCAGTAACTGTTTCAAAACAATTAGAATCGTTGAGCAAATGGTGGACTCCAGAACGTCGAACGACGAAAAGCATGGCTTATAAGGGAAGAAAAGGGAGAGAAGAATTTCCTGATGAAGAAAGAAAAGCAAAATCAGAAAGGATGAAGAATAATAATCCAATGAAAAATCCGATTACTGCTGCGAAAGTTGCTGCGATAGAACGTGCCCAATTTGCCAGTGGAGAACGAAAGTCGCCGCATCTATATAAATATGGCATGGGAAATTATTCTGATGGACAACAAAAACTTTATGATATATTAGATTCTATGGAAGTAGTTTATGAAAAAGAATTTAGTGTAAAAGCTACTGAAGGTTGTCCGAATAAATGCCGGGTATATTTAGATGCTGCTATTCCAGAACAGAAAGTCAATATTGAATATGATGGATTTCCATATCATAGTTTTAAACATTCTAAAAACCACGATATATTACGAGATGCATGGTTGAAAGAAAATGGATGGATTATATTGCGTATCGCCGGGGATGATATCCAAAATCAAACTCTCATGAAAGAAAAGATAGATAGACTACGACTATCTAATAATAGCAGATGGAATAAGATCCATAAAATCAGTAAATATGACATTATCGATGCAAATGGCAGAAATATGAATTCCCAAAGAAGTTCAGGATGGGTTTATGATATTGAGACGAATCCTAATCATAATTTTGTAGTTGGGAATCAAAAAACACGAGGTGGAATAGTCGTTCATAATTGTAACTACTGTTTCGCCAATAATATCATGAGAACTCCAGATAGAAACTTCCAGAAATTTCGCAGTATGAAAGAATGCGGAACGATGTATAATGAATGGCCAATACGAAGTCTGGAAAAACTATTGGCGCGAGAACGTAAAGATAAATTTGCACTGTCAATTTATCCAATGCTGGATGCCGGGATGCCGGTGCAATTAGGTGCATTGGGAGATCCTTTAGATGATTTGGAATTAGTATCTGGTTGGTTATTAAAAGCAATCCCGATTTTTATCAAGTATAAAATCCCTGTTAGAGTTAGCACTAAAGGTGCAGATGTTATGATGAGAAAAGAATATAGAGATCTGTTTCATCGATCTCCAGAACAATTTTGGATTGCTTTTTCATTAATTACCCCATCTGACGAGAAACTTGCCGAAATTGATGTTGGAGCGCCATCTGCCACGGCGAGATTAGAAGCAATGAAAGCATATTCCCAATCTGGTCATCCAACTTCGTTAAGATATCGTCCTTTCATTCCCGGTATAAGCGATTCTGTACCCGGAGAGCCAGAAGCTTGGAGAGTTTTACTTGAGAAAACAGCAGATGCTGGTGCCCGAGCAGTGAGTTTTGAATATATATTTTTACAGAAGGCATTGACTGATCGTCAAAAAGTTATGTATCACCGAATGTTTAAAACTGCAGGGAACCCTAAATTTGGGGATTGGTGGAATGCAAATAGTCAACAAAAAGAAGCGTGTAGAAGAGGCAGCCGTACAATTAAATATGAACAAACGATGAAAATTTACAATAAAACTCATGAATTGGGAATGACCTTTGGAATAAGCGATCCCCATTTCAAAGAGCTAAATGACAGCGGCTGCTGCTGTGGTATACTTCCTGATCACAAATGGTTTGGAGGATGGAGTAGAAGACAACTCACCAATGTAATTTATGAAATGAGACAAGCATTTGATCGCGGAGAAAGATTACGAGTAAACTTCAAAGATTGGAGTCCGGAATGGGCTGAACAAATTTATGCAGGCTCGATGATTGCTTATGGTGGAGCACATGCGAAGAGAATAAGGAAATTTCATACTTTTGGCGATACTATGAGAAGTAAATGGAACGATCCAACACACCCCCGGTCTCCATTTACTTATTTTGGAGGTGTAATGAGACCTGTGGGATTAGATGAAAACACCAATGACTTAGTATACGAGTATCGTGGATGGCATGAAAAGTTTAATCCTCACAAAGAAGAAGTAAATTCAATTTTTTTACATTATAAATATAAGGAGAAGTAAGATGAAAATAAATCGTTTGGAATTTGTTGGGGCATTAAAAAAAGTGATGCCGGGAATCGAGGGAAAGGAAACATTATTAGAAGGAGCAGATTCATTCATGTTTGATAATGAATGGATCAAAACATTTAACGATTCAATATCTGTTTCTTATCCATTTAAAACGGGAATGAATTGTTTAATCAAAGCCCAGGAATTTTTTAAGTTGCTTACAAAAATAGAATCTTCAGAAGTAGAGATGGAAATCGAAGAAGATAAATTGGTATTAAATGCAGGCAATACCAATGTTAAAATGGTTTTGATGGATAGTTCTAATTTGGTGTCTTTAGTAGATAATTTATCCTTAGAAAATTGCCAATGGATTGATTTGCCAATAAAATTTATCGATGCCGTTAAAACTTGCATAATGTTTTCTACAACCAATCAAACCTATGCAAGTTTATGCGGGATTTCAATTGGAAAAGATGGTATCGTATCTTCAGATAACTTTAGAGCTGGATGGTATCACATAGAATTAGATGTGAGTGAAGATTTTGTTTTGATGACTGAAGCAGCAAAGGATTTAATTAATATTAAAGACATCAATCAATATTCTCTCGGGAATGCCTGGATTCATTTTCACTCCGAAGAAGGTTTATTATTTAGTGTCAGAAAAATTACAATTGATTTTCCGAGGGAATCGATTAAAGATTTTTTAGATTTTTCTGATGTCATTAATCAAAAAAAATATTCTTTCCCAGATAAAATGATCAAATCCGTAGAAAGAGCAGCAATATTGGCTTCTGTCAATCCAGATGGAAATGAATATGTCCAAATCCAATTAGATAAAAAGAATAATTTGGTCATTAAAGGATCAAAACATTTTGGTGAAATAGAAGATAAAATCTCCCCTGATAATAAATGGGAATTTCCAAAAGATTTTGTGCTTAAAATGAACCCAAAATATTTTGGGGATTTGTTGTCAGTGGATAATAAATTTTACATTGGAAAAGAACAACAATATATTCTGATGAGAAATGGGAATTTTGATAGCATTATTTCCTTGATCAATACCGATTAAGAGGGAGATATCATAGGATGTTTTGTCATCTCCACGTCCATACGCAGTTTTCTCTTCTCGATGGATATGGCTCTGCAGAAGCATATGCAAAAAGAGCCAAAGAGTTGGGATTCCAATATTTGGCAAGCACAGATCATTCCAACGTTGATGGATTAATCCAGTTCCAAAAAGCATGCGGGAAATCCGGCATCCTTCCTGTGATGGGATGCGAAGCTTACATTGTACCAGATATGGATATTAAGATAAAGGGGGAGAAACGAGGCCATATAACACTTCTGGTAAAGAATCAACAGGGATTTGAAAATCTATGCCAGATGCTGACTTCGGCCAATTTGAATGGATTTTATTATCGTCCAAGAATCGATTTCAACACACTCAGAAAACATTGCGAAGGATTGGTAATTCTAACTGGATGTAGTTCATCATTTCTAAATCTTATAGGTGGACAAAAACTGTTTAAAGACCTTTTCGACAAAATCGGAGATGATCTTTATCTGGAAGTCATGCCACATAACATGGATGAACAAAAAACAGTCAATGAAAAATGTCTTGCTCTCTCTAAAGAATGCAATCTCAAAATAGTAGCAACGAATGATTGCCATTATATCTTTCCTGATGACGATAAGATCCACGAAGTGCTTCTCGCGATTCAGACCAAAGCAAAAATGTCAGATCAAAATAGATTCCGATTCATTGAAAAAGGTCTGTACCTAAGAACTGCAGACGAAATGATTGACGCTTTTATTGCACAAGGAATACTTCCCAATCGTGAAATACGACTTGCTCTAAAAAACACAATCGAGATCGCAGAAAAATGCAAAGATTTTAGAATCAAAAAACAAGACATTTACCTTCCTACTGTGCCGGGATATGAAAACATTGATTGCTCTGAGTTTCTAAAAGATATATGTGAGAAAAAATTGTCGGAGTTGGCAGTTAATGGCAAATGGTCTCGCAATAAAGTTACTCAATATCGGGATCGTCTAAAAGAAGAGTGGGACCTTATCAATAGAAAGAAATTCGCTCCTTACTTCATGATTATTTGGGAATTAGTGGAATGGTGTAAGAAAAACAATATTATGGTGGGTCCGGGTCGTGGATCGTCAGGTGGAAGCCTCATATTATGTTTGCTCGGAGTTACTGCTGTAGATCCAATACGATGGAACTTACTCTTCTCTCGATTTATTGCAGAGGACAGAATTGATTTCCCAGATGCAGATCTTGATTTCGAGTTCACAAAGAGGCAGATTGTCAGAGAGCATCTCGAAGAACTTTATGGCAAGAATAATGTTACGTCTATTTCTACTTTCTTGACTATGAAGGGAAGAGCCGCCATAAGAGATGTCGCAAGAGTTTATGATATTCCATTAGAAGAAGTCGATCCATTTGCCAAAATGATTGAAGTCGCAGAAGATGAAGAAGGCTCAATTATCTTCGCAGCAAAATCAGAAACCGGTAAAGAATTCTACGGAAAATATCCCGAAATTGTTGAAATCGCCTCTAAATTGGAGGGGCAAATAAAATCTACAGGTCAACATGCTGCTGGAATAATAATATCTGCTGACGATCTAACCAAAGGGACAAGAGGAAATTTAGCTATACGATCAGATTTGATTGTTTCCAATTGGAATATGTCCGATTCAGAATACGTGGGCTTGATGAAACTGGATGTTTTGGGATTGAACACATTATCTGTTCTGAATGAAACTAAAAGATTGGCAAAAGAAAATGGGAAGTCCATTATTTTTGATGATATTCCTCTCGATGATAAAAATGTGTTCAAAGAAATATCTGCAGGCCACACTGTTGGAGTGTTCCAATTATCAGCATGGGCAACGACCAAATTGGCAAAAGAAATAAAATGTTCCAGCATCGATGATATTTCTGATATCATTGCACTTGTAAGACCCGGAGCCTTTAATTCTGGAGCAACAGGAAATTACATCAAACGAAAATATGGTGAATCATGGGCAAAGAAACATCCTCTCTATGAGGAGATTCTCAAAGACACTTATGGGGTAATTGCCTACCAAGAACAGGTAATGGAGATCATTCATAAAGTAGCGGGGCTTCCATATTCAACGGCAGACAAAATCCGGAAGATCATTGGTAAAAAAAGAGATGTAAAGGAGTTCAAACCTTTTGAAGATACTTTTGTTCAGGGGTGTCTGAAAATGAAAACACTTTCCGAGCAGGAAGCAAAAACATGTTGGATTGGCCTTCAGGAAAGTGCACATTACTTATTTAACAGATCGCATTCTATCGAATATGCCATAGTTGGATATTGGACTGCATTCTGTAAATATCATTTTCCCACAGAATTTATCTGTGCTTCTCTTACATATGGTTCTGATGGCAAAAAAGAAGAAATAATCAAAGAAACATATCGTCTCAGTTTAACCTTGGTTCTCCCGAAAATCGGAGTCTCAGATTCAATAAGATGGATTGCAAAAGGCAAATCCCTCTATGTCCCGTTTATTGAGATCAAAGGAGTCGGAGAAAAGATGGCTAATCAACTTACTTCGATTTTATCTAAGTCGATAACTAAAAAAGCCAGCAATTCAGGTTTTTTTTATAAACAATCTGAGATTGTATTAACAGAAAAAACAAATAAATTGACTAAAATTTTAGAAGATATAAATAATTGTATTGCTATTGGGGATATAAAGAAATTGCAGTCTTATTTTTCATTTAATATAAAAATACCATCTGCCAATATTCCTGAAAATAGTCCAAAATTAAATTTACAGATAATTCAAAAAGTTGATTTAATTGGTTTAGACAAATGTTATAGTTGTCAACTCGGCAGAGAATGTGAATACGGACCGGTATCGCCATCTATCGGGAAGTATAATATAATGATTATTGGAGAAGCACCTGGAAAGGATGAAGATAAACAAGGATTAGGATTTGTAGGATCTGCAGGACAATTGCTTTGGAAAGAAATGCTTAAATACGATTTGAAAAGAGAAACATTTTACGTCACTAATATTTGTAAATGTTTTCCTAAGATAACGAAAACACCAAAGCAGGATTCAATGGATAAATGTTTTCAATGGCTACATCAAGAAATAATCCAAGTCAAACCTACATTGGTCTTGGCCTTTGGGAACACATCTTTGAAAGGATTAAAAAGCAAATATGTTAAGATAACCGAAGCCAATGGTAAAATTGAACAAAATGAGTTTATTTCATCCAGAATATATTGGTGTATTCATCCATCAGCAGTATTACACAATCCTAATAATTATGATTTGTTCTCTGAAGGGATTCTGAATTTTTCAAAAGTAATTAATAAATTAGGAGTTTAAAATAATGACAAGAGATAAAAGATTACCATTGCATACAAAATACAGACCACAAAATTTTGATGAATTTATTGGGAATGTAGCAACAGTCGAATCATTAAGAACCATATTGGCCAGAACATCTGGAGAAGTTCGTGCTTTTCTTTTTACCGGTCCGTCAGGAACGGGCAAAACAACATTGGCCAGAATTATTGGGAATGAATTACATTGTGGAGAAAGAGATTTATATGAATATAATGTTGCATCTATTAGAGGGATTGATACCATACGAGAAATTTCAAGCAATTGTCGATATACTCCATTGACAGGCAATGTAAAAGTTTTCATATTGGATGAAGCTGCTAAAATTACAAATGATGGCCAAAATGCTTTATTGAAATTGTTAGAAGATCCCCCTAAATATGTCAGATTTATTTTATGCACAACTGATCCGGAAAAATTGATTAAAACAATTAAAACAAGATGTACTATTTTTCAACTTGTTTCATTAAAAAGACCAGATATCATTAAATTATTAAAATGGGTTTGCAAAGAGGAAAATGTTGGATTGGGTCAAGATTTGCTTCTTAAAATAGCAAATTCTTGTGAAGGAAGCCCGAGACAGGCTTTGGTTTTTTTAGATCAAGTAATCGACATCGAAGATGAAGAATTGGCAATCCAATCTATCATCGATGCTTCTGCCACAGAAACCAATACAATTGAATTATGCCGAGCTCTTTTGAACAAAAATAATTGGTCTATTATTGCAACAATACTTGTTAACTTAGATGAAGAACCAGAAAAAATTCGCTACGCCATAATGACATATATGATGAAAGTGTTACTTGGAAATAATCAAACCGATAGAGCGGCACAAATTATAGATTTATTTAAAGATAGTGTAATGTATTCAGGGAAACCTGGTTTGGTAGTTTCTTGTTATTTAGCAACCAAAATCTGAAATATCTAAACTTGGAGGATTAAATGGACAATAGACCATCATGGGATGATTATTTCCTGTCTTTCTTACCTATTATTTCTCAGAGAGCAACTTGCGATAGAGGTAAGAGTTCTTGTCTGATAGTTATGGATAAGAGAATTATTTCTACTGGATATGTTGGATCAATTACTGGACAATCGCATTGCTCAGAGGTTGGACATTTGATGGTAAAGAAACTTAACAATGATAATTCAGTATCTGAACATTGTATCAGAACAGTTCATGCAGAGCAGAATGCTATAGCTCAAGCAGTTAAAAATGGAGTGTCTGTAGAAAGATCTACTATTTATGTAACGATGGAACCATGTGATGCTTGTGCAAGATTATTGATACAGTGCGGAATTGCAAGAGTGGTGTGTCAGAAATATTACCATAATGGTCAATTAACGCGAGAATTGTTTAGAGAAGCGAATGTTGAACTTTTTGTTATAAATAATGTAGAACTGAAATATTAATTTCCCTAAAATAGGTTATAATAAAAATATAATAAGGGAGCCAATGAGTTATTCAGAAGATTTAGTAATTGATAAGTATCGACTTGATGAAGAGTTGATGTCCTTATCAAGAAAATTTATAGAGCATGCTGAAAATGAAGTTGAGGCTGAGTTTGCTGTTAATAGGACAAAATCAAAACTTGAACTCACCAAGGCAAAGATTGACAATAGAATAAGATCTCAGGCAGATTCAACAGGCAGGAAGATCACAGAGAATCTTATTACAAATACGATAATTCAAGATGCCGAATATCAGCAAGTCTTGGACGAATATCATCTGGCATTAAAGACTCAAGGAAATCTTGATGTCGGAAGAAAAGCTTTTGAATACCATAAAAAAGCTCTTGATAGATTAGTTGATCTTTATCTCAGCAATTACTGGGCGGAGCCCAGAGGAAAAGCGGAACAGATAATTGCTTCAAGGGAAGAATCTTCTCATATAGAGGCGTTGAACAAGAATCCAAGATTAATCAGAAGAAAACATAAGGGGGAAGAAGGAAATGGTATTTGATAGAGAAAAAGCTCGACAGCAGTTGTTACAAAGAACAAAGGAATCGTATGACAGAAGAGAAGGAGGAATCCATTATCGTTATTTTAAGTCTGATAGTGCATTACCCCTTTATAATCCAAAGCCAACAAAAGATGACCCACATATTATTGATATACTCCCGTATAGCGCAGGTAATAATTATCCTCTTATCGATGGGCAAAAAGTTATCAAAAAAGGGGATGCCGTTTATAAGATCGACATTGAAGTCCACCAGTATATTGGTCCTTCAAAGGCATGGATAATCTGTCCGGCAAAGAACTATGGGCTGAAGTGCCCCATATGTGAAGATGTCGATGCCCGTTTGGCTGCGGGTGAAGAATGGGATATGGTCAAAGATATCGCTACCAAGAGAAGGTGCGTCTTTAACGTCATAGTTTATGACGGAAAGAATGATGAGAAGGTCCAGGTTTGGGAAGTATCACACAAATATTCCGATAAACCAATTCTTCTTCAGGCAAAATCTCCTCGAACCGGTGGAGTAGAGCCTTTTTCTGATCCAGATGTCGGAAAATCAATTTCATTTGAAATCGCAAATGATGAATATAAGACGATGCAAGGCCATAAACTTCTACCGAGGGACTATACAATTCCCGATACAATACTTGACAAATGTTACGTTCTAGACGATGAAGTCGTAATCATGGATTATGACCAAATTATCAATATTTATCGACCTTCTGAACCCCTAAAGGAACAAGAAGAACCTAAAACTGAATCAAGAAGACCTCGTGAACCAATATCAGAAAGAGAATCGACAAAAAGCAGATGTCCTCATGAGTATGTCTTTGGTGAAGATATTGATAAAAAGACGGAATGCGGTAAGTGCAGATCTTATGATCCTTGCGCAGAAGAAGCCGATAAATTATTAGAACGCATCAAGAATGAACGAAAGAAACGGCAAGCAGAAGCCACAGTTGGTAATTCAGAACAACCTACCGGAACTGTTGCAAGCCAGAGAAAATTACGAAGACCAACCGTAACCACAGAAGGAGAATAAAATAATACAGATTTAGAAACAATTCTTAAAAAGGGAAAATAAAATGATCAGATTTGAAAGTGTAACGGAAGATGTCATAAGGTTGGCGAACGAAGTACAAATGAAATATTTTCCAGAACTGGTTGATGTCAAGATCAAGTATTTGTTTGATCTAAAGCAGCGATCTTCTGGGGGAAGAACGGTACTGGGAAGATGCCAGAAAACGGATGATCTTGTGAAACTCTTTACTGTTGAGGAAGCTGGTGATGAAGAAGGATATCAGTATATAATCAGTTTAGATAAAGTGGCATATGTAAATATTGAAGATGTTGATCGCATAAGATTGCTTCGCCATGAGCAGAGGCACATTCTTTATCTCGGCAATGAGGCAAAACAGCCTTGCAAGATATATCCTCATAACATAAATGATTTTGTGGAAGAAGTGACTTTAAATTCAGATGATCCAAGTTGGAGCATGAGAATTGGAAAACTCATAGAATTTATTTATGAACAGATGGCTGATCAGGAGAAGGATGAAAAGAATTCCATAGAGGTATAAAATGAAACTCGATATAAAAGCTGGATATCAACAAATACAAGGTGATTCTACAATGATAATTCAAAATACTCCCTATTTGAATCTCAATTTAGATATCTCAATAGAAGAACTGGAACATTTCAGGAGATATGACAAAGAAACCTATTTGAGAATTGGTCATGTTATTCAAATGGCAGGATCGGAAGCCGCTAAAGGTGTTCAGGTATATTAATGGTAAAATTAGCAAGAAGAAATAATAGGGAAAAATCTTTAGAGGAAAAGGCAGCAGAAATTGAAGCGCAAATCAATAAACCATTGCCTGATAGAGATAAGCCGATAGATATGACAAAGGCTATCTCCACAGGGTCAACATTGTTGGATCTTACTATCTCTGGGAGACGCCGAAGAGAGGGTGGAATCCCCGGAGGTATAATTGTTGAGATATTCGGAAAACCAAGTTCAGGGAAGACAGCCTTACTCTCGGAGATTATCGCCTCAACGCAGGCTCGCGACGGCAGTGTGAAATATCTCGATCCAGAAGGAAGACTCGACCTTGAGTATTCAAGGATATACGGAGTCTCACTTGAAAAGAAAGACTATTACAGGCCAAAATCTGTCAGGGAGTTGTTTGACACCCATATCAAGGGATGGAAACCAAAAAATCCTGATGTAATCAACGCTATTGCTGCTGATTCGTTAGCTGCCTTATGTTCTGATCTTGATCTTGATGGTGGAGACAAACGTGGACAACAAAGAGCCAAACTCTTTTCGGAGGGGTGTAGAACTACGGCAATTGATATCGCAGATAACAACTGGCTCATCGCATGCTCAAACCAGGTAAGGGTCGGAGAGCATGGAGAGACCGTTCCCGGAGGTAATGCTATCCCATTCTATGCCTCTCTCAGGATCAGAGTCGATATGGTCAACAAGATAGAAAGAGAAATCACCTTAAAGAATAAGGATGAAGAAAACAAAGGGGATAAGCGAAAGGATGTCACCATCAAGAAGGTAATCGGAATAGAGAGCTCATGTTTCATTAGAAAATCCTCGATCGACAGACCGTTCAGGGAGTGTTCAATATATATTCTTTTTGACTATGGGATCGATACAGTTCGTGGCGACTTACAATACATTAAAGACATGACCGGCAATACGGTTTATGACTGCTGCGACGGCAAGACATATATGTCGCTTGACAAGGCGATCAACTATGTTGAGGAAAACAATCTTCAGGAGAAACTGAAAAATAACGTTATCGAGTTATGGAATATCATTGAGAACAAATTCCAGATCACAAGGCAACCAAAGGTAAGGATATGAATCCGCCAAAAAGAGGGAAGAAATATAAGGACATTGTTAGCCGTGGCTGTGGATGTTATCGTGATTATTTTGGAGAATTCGATTGCCGCCACAAATATGACTGGACTTGCGATGATTGCCCCTGCTGTGTTGAATACCGTAAAAGCAATAAGGACAATGAAGAAATCAATTGTATAAATCTTGAAGGTTGGTGATTTATTATGAGCGATAAAAAAATTTTCATAGATGTTGAAACGACGGGACTTGACACAAGTAGATGTGGGATGTTCCAGGTTGCGGGCATCGTCGATATCAATGGTGAGACTAAAGAGGAATTTGATTTCCAATGTGGGTTATTTCAAGATGATCTTGTTGAAGAAAAATCATTTGAGAAAACTGGATTGAGCATAAAAGAAATATCACAATTCCCTAATCCAACTGGTATCTTCAAGACGTTCATTAACACTTTAAGTAAATATATTGATAGATATGACAAAAATGACAAGTTTATTGCTTTGGCATACTTTGCCGATTTCGACAACCAGGTTTTGAGGAGCTGGTTCAAGAAGAATAAGGATGACTTCTTTGGATCCTGGTTCCATCATCCGTTCCTGGACATAGCACAACTTGTGGCCTTTGTATATCAGCAAGATAGAAATTTATTTCCAAATTTCAAGTTACAGACCGTTGCCTATATGATGGGGATAACTGAAAGTGACAATCCAAAAGAATTCCATGATGCATTATATGATGTGCGAATAACCAGAGAAATTTATTATAAGGTCAATTCGATGCTGATCGGAGAGAACTGATGTATTGGTTCACTGCCGATGAGCATTACGGGCATCCCAGGATTCGTGAGTATTGCGGTAGACCGTTTTGCTCTGTATCCGAGATGGATGAAGAGATAATTCGAAGGTACAATGAGGTTGTCGGCGATGATGACACAGTCATTCATGCTGGAGACTTTACTTTGAGACCTTCTCTAAAAGAATCTCAGAAATATATATCTCAATTGAAAGGTAAACATATCTTTCTACGAGGAAGTCATGATAAATGGACTAAGAAATTAAATTGCCATGAGATATTTGAATTGACAATTGATGGTCAATATATCGTCGTCTGTCATTACGCGATGAGAGTCTGGCCAAGATCTCACTACAATAGTTGGCAACTTTTTGGGCACTCGCATGGAAGGCTCGAACCGATAGGTAAACAAATGGACGTGGGAATAGATTGCCATAGATTTTATCCTGTGTCATTCGAACAAGTCAAGACTTACATGTTCTCAAGACCAGACAATCCTAATTTAATAAGGAAACGATGATACAAAATCAACTTAATTATATAGCAGAATCTTTTGTTAAAGAATGGGAAACTCCATTCAGTAGAATTTGTAGACATTTACAATTTCTATCCCCTAAAAGCTTATAAAGAATGGATTGATGATTTCAAACGAATGTATTCTAAGGAGTATTTGAAATATTAATGAACGAAATCATAATAGTTTTGGATTGTAATTACATTTGCTATGTCAACAAATTCGCACTCAGTCAGGGACTCACATATAGAGGCAATCCGACGGAGATAATCTTCGGATTTCTAAGGCATATCAATGAATTATCAAGGCAATTCCAGAGTAATAAATTTATCTTTTGCTGGGATAGCCATAAATCCATCAGGAAAGAAATTTATCCAAAGTATAAGATAAGCAGAAGTTTAAATAAATCAGAAGAAGACATAGTAAACGATAAGATTGCATATGTACAGTTTAATGAATTGAAGAATTATGTCCTTCCAAAGATGGGATTTGAGAATATCTTTTATAAAGATCAATATGAAAGTGATGATATAATTGCCTCTATCGTTAAAAATAATAAAATTAAAGGTAAGAGATATGTAGTTGTGAGTAATGATTCTGACCTTTATCAGTTACTCGATGACTGTAAGATGTACAATATATCCAAAAAGTGCTTAATAACTAAAGAAATCTTCATAAGAGAATATAATATAGAACCGAAACGGTGGCATCTTGTAAAAGCAATAGCTGGATGCTCTACAGATAATGTTGATGGTGTTGTTGGGGTGGGTGAAAAGTCTTCCATTAAGTATCTTAATGGTGAACTCAAGACGGGAAAAAAGGCAAGGGATATAGAAAATGCAAATGATATATTCCATAGAAATCTGAAACTTGTAACGTTGCCTTTTGACGGAGTGGGAATATTTAATATCAAAATGCAAGAATATTTTTTAGAAAAGAACTTCATAGCGATTTGTGAAGAATTTGGTTTTAACAGTTTTTTAAACCAGAGATATCTTCAGAATTGGACAAATCAGTTTAATATGAGGTAGTGAAGTTTTGGAAACCAATAAACTATATGAATGAAATTGTTTAATTTAAAATAGAAAGGAGAAGATTAAGTTGGGGG